TTACTTATAATATCTATTCGAAAGAAAGCGGCTCTTTTCATTCGCATACAGACTACTATTTCCCGGAAGGAGCTTTGAAAGATCATCCGAATCGGGAACTTTACGAAGGTTGGGCGAAAGCGGGCTATTTAATTCTTTGTGACGGTGATATTATCGACTATCAGCAAATAGTAAACGATATACTTGCACGTGCAAAGTATCTACAAATTATGGGAGTTGGCTATGATCCTTATAAATCGGCTGAATTTGTGAATCTTCTTACTTATTCCGTAGGCGGTGCGAGTGAATATATTAAGCCTGTTAAACAGACATACGGAACGTTTACAAGCCCTATCGAATCCTTTGAACTTGCTTTGTATCGGAGTAAGCTCACCTTTAGCCCTAATCCGATTACGCCGTACTGTTTTAGTAATGCGGTATTAGACGAAGATCGGAACATGAATAAGAAGCCAGTCAAGAAAACGCATAACGCGAAGATTGATTCGACTATAACAAACCTAATGACATTCTACTTATTTAATAACATGGAGGTATAATGAAACTATCTTTTAATTTTGAATTGGGACGTTCAAAGACGCAAAAACGCGCCTTAAATGCAGAGATGAGCACAACGGATAAAGATGCGGCGATAAACTCCCGATTACCATCGTTACCCGGTCAGCCAATAGATGTGCATAACAGTAATCAAGCAATGAAACTTTCAGCCGCATATAGATGTACTTCTATTCTTTCGGGGACTATCGCGTCTTTACCGCTTATAATTAAACGGAAAAAAGATGGATATTTCTCACCAGACGAGGAAAACGATTTATATACGATATTAACCCGTATGCCTAACCGACGAATGAATAGTTTTGAAATGGTTAGGAATATGGTTGTTCAAATCGTAAATCAAGGAAACGCCTACATCGTTATCCGTCGAAAGTTCGGCAGTGTTAGCGAACTTGTATTATGCGCAAATAATACAGTAACCTATGACAAGTTGAATGATGTTTATATTATTTCTGATCCATATAACCGGATATATGGGCGTTTTGAATCCTACGAAATAATCCATCTTAAAAATAATAGTTTGGACGGGGGATATACAGGAGTAAGTACAATAATGTATGCTAGCCGTATCTTTTCCATAGCCGCTAGTGCAGATAATCAGAATTTACGAACTTTTCAGAATGGAAGTAAAATAAAGGGGCTTGTTTCCGGTGCAAAAGAGATAAATAAAGGGTTGCCCGGTGCAGGTATGACGGATATTCAACTTTCTACGGTTGGGGATCGTATAGAGGAACAACTAAACACAGGAAGAGACATTATTTCAGTTCCCGGCGATGTTGGATTTCATCAACTTTCTATAAATCCGGTTGATGCGCAGTTATTGGAAACAAAGAAATTCAGTATTCTTGATATATGTAGATTTTACGGGGTTCACCCAGATAAGGTATTTGCCGGACAATCTACTAATTACAAGGCTTCTGAAATGAGCAATGTTTCTTTCTTGACTGATACGCTGCAACCGATATTGAAACAAATCGAGGCAGAATTTAATTATAAACTGATTCCTAATTCAGTCGCTAATTTATATAGTATTTCATTTGATTTATCATGCTTGTATCAAACCGATTTAACGACGCAAGCGAGTTATTACAAGGCTCTGGAAGAAATGGGCGCTCATTCTCCGAATGATACCCGTAGAGCATTAGGAAAGCCACCCGTTGAAGGGGGCGATAAAGTATTTATTTCTTGCAACGTTCAACCAATCGAGGCGGCTAGTCAAAAAGTAGAGCTACCAAAGAATGAGGAAACAAACATATAGTAAAATGATATTTGCAAAATATGGAAATACGAAGTTATACAGAGTTAGGTGCTCCTAAAGTTGGAGATGGAAGAATAATCGAAGGTTATGCGGTTGTATTCGGACAAGAAAGCCGTGTATTGTACGACAGGGAAAAACAACGCGCTTTTGTTGAGGTGATCGAAAAGGGAGCTATAACGGAAGAGTTATTGAGTAGTTGTGATGTTAAAGCTCTGTTAGATCATAACAAACAGAGATTGTTGGCTCGATCTAATCGCGGTGCAGGTACTTTGTCGCTTGAACTTGACGACTACGGACTAAAATACAGGTTTGAGGCTCCTAGTACTCCCGATGGAGATTTCGCCGTAGAAATGATTAAACGCGGTGACATTTTCGGTTCGTCTTTTGCGTATGCTTTAAATGAAAAGGATAAAACAAAAGTTTCCTATTCAATGAAAGACGGATTGTTGCTTCGTACTGTACACATGATTGATCGGATTTCCGATATATCTCCCGTTGTTGATCCTGCTTTTTATGGTACAGACGTAACGGTGCGGAGTATGGACGATACGATAGCGGAATTGTCCGGCGAGAATAAAGACTATTTAAATGAACTTAATAATTTACGCAAATCAATTTAAAACATGAGAAAAGAATTTGAAACTATTGCTCAATACAAAGAGCAGATGCGCGCTATGTTGGATAAAGCAGAAGCGGAAAAAAGAGCACTCGACGCAAGCGAGAAAGAGCAGTTCGAGCAGTTGAAAACAAAGAAAGAGCTTTTAGAAATGAAGGTAGAACGCCGTGCGCTTGAAGATATTAACGCGGGTTTGGTGTCAGACCGTCGCGTGTTGTTTTCACAGGCTGTTTTTGACGTCGTTAATCATCGCTCTTTGGAAGAATACAACGGAGTAGTATCGGAAGGGGGGATTAAAGTTGTAGAACGTGCGGTGACTGTTACAGATACAACCGATGCGGCTAGCATGGTTCCTGTTACAATCGGTGAAATCATTGAACCGTTAGAAAAAGGCTTGATTATTGATAAACTAGGTATCAAGATGCAAAGCGGGCTTGTAGGTGACCTTGTTTTCCCAACATTGGCGGCTGTTGAAGCAACAATTCAGGGTGAAAACGTTGCGGTTACTGATACCGAATTGAATATCGACAAAATCAAGGCTTCACCCAAACGTGTATCTATTTCTATCCCGGTGTCTAAGCGTGCGATCAACCAAACGAACTACTCTTTGCAGGACGTTGTTTTGAAGCAAATTTCGCTTGGTGTCGCTCGCACTTTGAATAAATGGATGTTTTCGGGAACTGCATTGTCTGGCGCAAGAAACGGGGTGTTTGTAAAGACAAAACCAGATGTTGAATATACAAACGCGTTGACATTTGCGGATATTGTTTCGCTTGAATCTACCGTAATGGATGCGGGCGTAGATGTAACCGACGGTACAGCTGCCTATGTTTGCACTCCAAAGGTGTATGGTGCCTTGAAATCCACTCCCAAAGCGGCGGGAGCTGCCGAAATGATCTGCCAAAATGGTATGGTGAACGGTTATCCGGTTCTTGTTACTAACTACATGGACGCCGATTCTATCGGATTCGGTGTATTCTCCAACGCTGCTATCGGTCAGTTCGGCGATATGGATTTAGTTATAGACCCGTACACCGGAGCGAAAAGTAATATCGTAAACTTTGTGTTGAATACTGATTATGATATTGTTGTAGCTCGTCCGGAAGCCTTTGCCATCGCAAAGAAGAAAGCTTCTGCTTAATCCTATAACCTATCATTCACTAAAGGGCTGGGGCTTCGGCTCTAGCCCTTTCTAATTTATACAATATGGCACAATACGTAACACTTGAAGAACTCAAACAGCATTTAAACGTTGACTTCGACACGGACGACGCGTATATAACCGGGCTTATCGACCCCGTTCAACTTCTTATCGAATCGTATCTAAATAATCCGCTAGATACCTACGTTAAGGACGCAAAAATAGATCGGCGTATCTGGCACGCGATCCGCATCCTTATAGCGAATTACTACGCAAACCGTGAATCGGTAACATTTGCCACTCCGCAAGTTATTCCGGGGCACATAGAACTATTACTGCAACCTTTAAAACGATATACGTAATGCAAGCAGCATTATTAAACGAAATGATCGCTTTTTATCGTAGCGAGTCAAAGCGCGATAATCTGGGCGGCACGTCTGAAAGTTGGGTGAAAGTATTCGATAAACGCGCATACATTCGCTTTAAGTCGGGTGCACGTAAAGAAGCGAACGGCGAGATATATAATACGACCGTTAACACGATAATGATTCGCATCTGCAAAGAGATCAACGCTAAAATGCGAATCGAGTACGACGGGCAGAAATACAAGATTCTATCTATTAACCACGACCGGAAGCAACAAGCAACGGTTATAGAAGCGGAGGTAATCAATGAGTAACGACAATTACACCGGGCGCAACTTGTATCGTGTCGAAGTGGATGCAACGCGAGTAAACGAACTACTTAAACGGTTGAACGATAAAGAAGCAAAGAAGGCTATTTCCTCCGCTCTTAGAAAGTCGATTCTTATCATTCGTAAACAGGCACAGGAAAATCTAGTTTCTGCTGTTAATGATGCGGAATTTAGTAGCTCTAAGAATGGCGTATCGTTCAAACCGCTAAAGAACGAAATAAACGTAGCAGTTTATCGCAATGCTTCCGGCGCACGGGTCGACCTGATCGACCGACGCAAAAAGGGATCACGCGCCTATATGCTGAAATGGTTCGAATCAGGAACAAAAGAACGATTTACGAAAGAATCTAGTACTAGAAGTTTCTGGACTAATAAAAAACGCGTTACCAAAAAAGCAGCTTACAGAGGTATTATAAATGCTTCTCATTTCTTTTCTAATGCGGTCAAATCGAAGCAGAAAGAAGCAGAGAACTCACTAGAGAAAAATATAATTGATTCTATAATGAAAGTAGCAAATAAAAAGAAATGAGTTTATCAATAGGCGCACACGTATATAAGAGATTAAGCGACTCTACAGAGTTGGCAAAATTGGTTTCTGATAAAATATATGCTATCTCGACCAAAACGGAAACATCTTTTCCGTTTGTGATCTACAAACGCAACTCCTTAACGCCGGAATATACGAAAGATAGGTACGGCACGGGTGACACAGTTTCGGTTGAGATCGTTGTCGTCAGTGATAACTATTTGAACTCTGTTACAATCGCGGAAGAGGTACGTAAATCACTCGAAAACAAACGAGGAAGTTATGATAACTTCGATGTGATCGATTCTAAACTAATTAGCGCGAATGAGGATTTTATAGAAGATACTTTTATTCAAAGCCTCGTATTCTCATTTAAAACTGAATAATTAACTAAAACACGATAAAATTATGAGTAAAGCAAAATCAGTGTTAGGAAAAGACCTAATGTTATTCATCGACGGTAAAGCTATCGCACTTGCCACATCTTGCAAATTGGGGCTTTCGGCTGAAACAATCGACACACAAAGTAAAGATTCGGGTATCTGGACGGAAAAGGACATTAAAAAACTTTCTTGGAACGCTTCCAGTGAAAACGTATTTAGCGCGGATGCAGATGCGAATAGCTACGATAAACTATTCGCTTTGTTCTTGGCGCATAAACCTGTTGTTTTGAAATTTGGCGTTGTTGGCAATCCTGACGTAAACGAAATGCCCGCCGCCGGATGGACGCTAGCGGAAGGTGCATATACAGGTAGTGCGGTTATCACTTCGCTAGAAGCAAATGCGCCGGATGGAGACAAAGCAACACTATCAATCAGTTTCGAAGGAACCGGACCGCTTGCAAAGGAAGCAGCTAGTAAATAACTTACGGGCGGTGTTTTGCCGCCCTCTAAACGACTTATTCAATGAAAACAATATCACTTAACGGAAAAGATTTCTCTTTGAAATATACGCTTCGTGCGTTCTTTGTGTTCGAATCTATATCCGGCTATCCGTTTCAGTTCGGGAAATTATTAGATGAATACATTTTGTTTTATTCGTTCCTGATTGCTAGTAATAAGGATTCGTTTAATATGGAATTTGACGAGTTTATAGAATTGTGCGAAAATGATTTGACTCTATTCGAACAATTCAAAGAGTTTATTTTGGATGAAATCAAACTACGTTCGCAATCGGCGGGAAATGACGTAAAAAAAAAGAAGGTGACGACACGGAAACGAAAGCAGTAAGTATTCGCGAACTCTATTCGCGTGTTGTCGGTGAGGGCGGGATCGCTCCCGATTACTTCCTCGATAAAATGGACTTTATCGAGGTTGAATCGTTTATAGACGGATTGAATCGACGCAATCGGGAAGCGTGGGAACAAACTAGATTGCTAGGTTTCATTATAGCGCAATCTAATAGCACAAGAACGCTAAAGCAAACCGATATACTCCGGTTCCCGTGGGACGAAGAAGAAAAGAAAGATACGAGCGTAACGGACGAAGAGATGCAACGATTACGAGCTAAGGCAAAAGAAGTAGAATCACAATTAAACACGAATAAAGATGTCTGATATAATAACACGATTATTGCTTAAAACGAATGACTTCGACGCGAATTTGGAGAAGTCAAAAGGGAGTGTAAACCGTTTTCAAGGGGATATTAGTAATATAGCGAAATCCGTAGGTTCTAGCTTTGTAAAAGTTGCGGGTGGTATTGGTTTGGCTGTAAGTGCTAGTGAATCTTTTATGAAAATTATCCGCTCTACACAGACAACAAGTGACGAGTTTGATAACACTTTAAATGCTTGTAAAGGAACCGTTGATATATTCTTTCAATCATTATCGTCTGGAAGCTTCGAAGCTTTCAATAATGGTGTATTAAATACAATTTCCAATCTGAAAGAATTATCAGCCTTACGAGATTCTTTAGCTGATGCTAAATTATCCATGGGATTTAATAATAAGATTTTCGAAACCCAATTTACCAAATTTGAATCAATAATTAGAGATACTACTAAAAGCCTAGAGGAACGTGAAAACGCTTTCAAAAGCCTTCAATCATTAAAGGACAATTTTAAGATCGATGTAAATGATACATTGTCCGGTGCTGAAAAAGAATTAATACAATCTTTGAATATTAGAACAGGACGCAAAGATTTTAATATTGATGATATACATAAATATATATCTATTAATAATAATGATTTCTCAACTAGAAACGAAAAGAAAGCTCTTGTTGCTTATCAAAATAAGTTATCCGAGTATGACAAACAAATAAATTTGATGCTTGGTAATATTAACTCTACACGTGGTGATACAAATGAGTTTATAGGAGAAACGAAGAAGCAAATGCGGCAGAAGCTTTTAGATTTGAAAGAACAAAAGAATTTATATATACAACAAAATTCAGAACTCGAAAAGCAAAATTTCCTTAATCAGGATAACGATGCTAATAGAGTAGAAATGATAAAAAATTATGAATATACATACGATTTAAAGAAGCGTATGTACGATTTTGACAAACGAACTTTAGAATTGCAAAATAGCCTAAAAAGTTCTGCTCCTAAAGAATCCCCTAAAAAAGATTCTATTGCGTGGTATGATGCGGAAATATCCAAATTAAACAAGAAACTCATAGCAGAAACGGACACACAAGCCAAATCGACTATTCAAGCAACGATTAACGAACTTGAAGCAAAGAAAATAAAATTGCAGGTCGAAACTAGCGGTAACAGTATAGAGGCGATAAACATTCAGTTGGCAGACCTGAATAAGAAACTTATTTCCGTAACCGATATGCAAGCACGCTCAACGATTCAAGCCACGATCAACGAACTCGAACAAAAGAAGATCAATCTAAAGTTTGTAGTCGATCAAGAAGCGTTTAAAATCAAAAACGGCGGGATGAAAGACGGCGCTTTGTCCGTACCGATTGCACCCGCTTATGATAAGGTTCCGACGCATGGGAAGGGAGGCAAAAACTTTAAGTTACCGAAATATAATCCGCTATTTAAAAAAGAAGATGTAGACTTGAACGAAGATTATGCCGATTCGCTTTCGGCTATTGGTAGTGTAATGAGTGCCTTAAATGGTGTAACAAATGAAAGTGCCGCTTCATATTTGCAATGGGGCGCAAATGTTATATCAAGTATCGCACAGGCTATTCCAGCTATTTTGAGTTTAACAACCGCCAAAACAGCGGAAGCCGCGGCTAACTCTGCAAATTCGGCGGCTCAAATACCTTTCGTTGGTTGGCTTGCAGCGGCGGGGGCGGCTTTGTCTGTAGTTGCTGCAATGGCTAGTATCCCTAAATTCGCGACGGGTGGTATCGTTCCGGGTGCGTCATTTACGGGTGATAAGGTTCCGGCTTTACTCAATTCGGGTGAGATGATTCTGAACGGATCACAACAAAGCAACTTATTTAAGATGCTAAATTCAGGTTTGTATGGTTCTTTATCACAAAAGATAGCACCATCAATAGAAGATCAAAACGTCCGCTTATATAGTGATGTCGAAATAAGAGGGGATCGCATATTTTTAGCATTACACAACCATATAAAGAAAACAGGTAAAAAACTATGGTAAATTACGGCACTATCTACACGCTTCCTTTCAAATCCAGAAAGGAAGTATCTTATTTGATTGAGATACAAAAAGAGAATTATGAAGG